ATGCGGTCTTTTTGAATGTCGGTGCCGGCACTCAAGAATAAACCGCCATTAGGCACACCACGGTAGTCTTCACGACGATCGTACAAACGTTGCCAATCTGGCGCCTCACCCACTTCTTCCCAGGTTTCACCTAGGGCCGTGTTTTTAAACGTCTTTAAGGCTTGATCACCCATAGCGTAGGCACTTAAAAAGTTACGTGCCATTTCCTCTAAACGCACCCAGCTCGAGTAGATTTCATTCAAATGAAAACCAGCGGTGTTGATGAAAGGTTTTTCTGCACGCCATTCGCCTTGTTTAACGGCCAACCAGCGTTTGGAATCACTCCAATGGGCTTGGCAGTGCTCGCACTCATAGTGCGCGGTCTCAGGCTGATGTTTATCCCATTTCACTTGCGGCCAAATGAGTTTTTGCATGGTGTGGCACGCAGGGCAAGGCACCCAATAGCGGCGCTGGTCACTTTGTTCATAAGCCATTTCGATGCGTGACGCCCCTTTGATGGTGGGCGTTGAGACCAACACCACCTTACGATTCCAAAATGTCGTAGTGCGCTTCTTGGCCAAGTTCACAGGGTCCCCTTCGGCGCCCGCACTAGCCGGATACCGATCCACTTCGTCGCACAACAATATACGAATGGGACGACTCGCCAAACCTGAAGGTGCATTGGCACCCACGATGGTTAAATGACCACCCGGGAACTTCTTGTGCAGTATTTTATTACTGCCGTCACGGGATTTAGGGTCGCCAATTTTTGCACGTAGGCAAGGCGTATCCCGTGCCATTGGCGCAAAGCGATCTTTAGACCAGGTTTCCGCATCACGCTCTGTGGGCATCACCAACATGATCGGCGCTGGGTCCTGGTGAATGTAATAACCTAGAGCATTATTTTCCAATTCCGTATTGTGCGTCGGTACCATATTTGGGCCCGCTAAATACAAACGGTTAGGGCTATCCACTTGGATGCAACGTACTGGGACCGAATGCGTTGGCGTAATGTGTAGAATCTGGCGCTCTGTGTGGCCTGGGTATGCGGTGCCTTGCATCACAATGGGTTGTGTCTCTGGCACGCTGATCACTTCAGTGTTTTTCTGAGGTATTTTGCCGTCTTTGTGTTCAGAGTGGTTTGCTTTTGATAATAGTCGCGCCAATATCTGTTTTGTCGTTTGGACCTGCCAATCTTTTTTAGAAGACACCTGCCAATGGTGATCGGCGTCAGCAACGATTTCAGAACCATCGGAAAATTTAACCCGATAGCATGGCCGGTTGTGCATCACGTTCGTAGCGAAAGTAACTCGGCAAGGTTGGCCATGTTCATCAAACACCCAATCGACTTGATTGAGTTCACCCATGGTCTTCCAGCCTTGCGGTGTAGGAATAGGTGTATCGATGGCAAGGGCTTTTCCCACCTGGCTAGATGACATCACCACCACGTTTTCAACCGTTGGATCAGAGATGGCATCCATCATGCCTTTTTGGTATTGAGCTCTTGAGGTTTTCCACTGACCAGGCTCAGCGCTGGCTTCGGAGCTTAAACGGCGGTATTTATCCGCCCACTGACTGATGGTCAGATTCGGTGGCGGCATCAAAATTTTGAGTGTCGTGCTCGCCAGAGTTTTGAGTCGGGGATGGCCCTTGAGTTGAATCGAGTTGAATGGTTGTTTCGGCGATTTCTTCAAGGGCATCCCAGATGCCTTCTTTAATGTGCGCTTTGATGGCGCTGATGGAGTCGGATTCATACACAGTCGGGGCCAATTTATCAGGCAACACCAACAGTCGGGCTCGAAGGTGTGTCAGTATTTGGGACCAGGCCTCCTCCACTTGATGACAGGGAATCAGTTCATCACGTTTAAGTTGCGCCTCCATCTCGGCTAAATCTGCGCGAGCTTTGATAAGCCTTGCGCGTTCGGTGCCGTAGTCGGCAATGCCGTGATCGGCTTTAAGAGCCAAGTCACGTAAATAATGGATGTAGCCTTTCACTGAGCCCACTAACTCATAGCGGCCTCGTTGGCTTTTGGGGATGATCCCTTCTCGGCTAAGCTGCTGTATGCGCCGCTCGGACAAATCTAAGAGCTTTGCCATGACAGCAACGGGTTGGGTATTGTCAGCCATTTAATACTTACCTAACGACGTGAATTTACTAAGCGCTTACTTAATCTCCGCATATAGCGCAGCGTTAATGTGCGCTATTCACCGCATTTCCGCTTTGTTTACTAACAGCAAGATCATTAAATTTCATACCATCGACTACTCGGGTAGCCATACTGCCTGAATAATCCTGCCAACGTTTAATAATCACATCCACGTACTTTGGGTCCAGCTCCAACACGCGGCCATAGCGGCCGGTCTTTTCACAAGCGATGATGGTCGTACCTGACCCACCAAAGGCATCCAGTACGATGTCTTGGCTTTTACTGGAATTGCGAATGGCACGTTCAACCAGTTCCACTGGCTTCATGGTAGGGTGTAAATCGTTCTTGTTGGGTTTGTTAATAAACCACACATCCCCTTGGTCTCGGGCACCACACCAGAAGTGATCGTTGCCCTCTTTCCAGCCGTAGAGGATCGGTTCAAATTGGCGCTGGTAATCGGCTCGCCCAAGAGTAAAGGTGTTTTTGGCCCAAATAATAAACGTGGACCATTTGCCGCCGGCATCGCGGAAGGCTTTTTGCAAAGTGTCTAACTCACTGGAGGACATGGACACATACAATGCCCCTTTGGTGACACTCAGCATTTGGATCATGGCGCCGTGCAAGAAGTCGTAAAACGCATCACCTAGGTTGTCGTTTAATATTCGACGGTCTTTGGTTTGTCGCGTGTCTTTTGCAGCATTGCCGTAATCGACGTTGTAAGGCGGGTCGGTAAACACCATGTCGGCCATCTGGCCATCCATGAGCGCGGACATGGCTTCCGCAGATGTGGCATCGCCACACATCACACGGTGGTTACCCAACTGCCATACGTCGCCTAATTGGCTTACGGGATTGGGTTCCACTTCCGGCACGGCATCTTCATCGACTAAGCCTGGGTCATTTGAGTTGTTGAGCAATTCGTTAAGCGCGTCTTCGGTAAAACCCAGCAAGGACAAATCAAACTCATCCGACGCAAGATCTGATAATTCCAGAGACAACAGTTCGTCATTCCAGCCGGCATTAGCCGAAATTTGGTTATCGGCCAACACCAGTGCACGACGCTGGATTTCGTTGAGGTGGTCCAATACAATAACCGGCACCTCACTGAGCCCTAAGCGCTGGGCTGCGAGCAATCGACCGTGGCCTGCAATGATGACTTTGTCTTCGCCCACAAGCACCGGGTTTACAAACCCGAACTCCGCAATGGAACCTGCAATTTGTGCCACTTGCTCATCGGTGTGAGTGCGCGCATTACGGGCATAGGGGATCAACTGATCCGTGGGCCAGTGTTGAATATTTAAAGTCATGAGGTGTCCGAAGATAAAAGGGAATTGACATTTTTAGTTAAAGCCAGCAAACTACAACCTATCAATTTGATAGGCTTAAAACGTGTCTGAAATAACACCCATTACAGAGTTTCCATTACGCGGCACGCCTGCTCTGAAGCTAATAAGAGACATTGCGTCAAATCATACTGAGAGGATTAAGTTACACCCTCACGCCAAAAATGAAAGAATGATTGAGCGGAATATTTCATATAAACAAATTCTTAGTGCACTTAGCAGTCGATCCAATTGGATTAGCGAAGGACCATATCAAGACATCAAGGGTGACTGGGTCTGTAATGTTAGAGGTATTGGCGCTGGCGACAGCATTGAAGTTGTCATCAAATTAAAGAAGCTTGAATCGAACCCAAGCATTTTGGTCATCACTGTTTACAAGGTAAACTAATAGGAGGTGCTTATGTATCATTATAAAGAATCGGGACTCGATAGCGTCTACCTTCAAAATGGTTATGAAAAAACCATAGAAGATGGCGAGGAATTCATTAGTTTTGTGGATGCACATGGACTACATAATTCTATCGCTCGACGATTAACCCACCAATGCGCACCACTTAGCGGGAAAGAGTTTCGCTTTTTGCGAGTTGAAATGGATATGTCTCAAAAGTCATTGGCTGACTGTATTAACGTCAGCGAGCAAACCGTTGCCCGATGGGAAAAGGGAAGCTCAACTATCCCTAAAACCTCAGACGTTATCTTGCGAGGCCTGTACCTTGAATCGATTAACCACGAGAGCAATGTTGGCGCTCTGTTATCTCTGATAGCGGAACACGAAGGAGCAATGGCTAAAATGGAAATGCAACTTGGTGCTCAGGATCATCATTGGAAAGTGGCAGCTTAGTACCAACTCCGCAAGGGGTGCCTCAAACTCAGTGGATTTCGCCGCGATCCGCAATGGAGTCAGTGGGCTATTTCGTAATTTTAAAATTGAGTAAAAATAATAAAACCACGGTTGCCGTGGCTTTGCTGGGCGTTTTGAAAACCTGAACCGCAACGAAGCGGCTTTGTTGGTCGGTGTCACTAGGCAAATCCAGCGGGTCTCCCCTTCGCACTCAATATTGGCCAGGAAGGACCCGTGTTTTTGTCCCAAAGGCCTGAAATGTAGACCACTTCAGCGCTGCCGTGGTCTGAATTAATTTCTGTTCGATCATAGCAACCAGAATACCCTAAACTAGGGATATTGTCCCACTTTGCCATTTACGCACAAACCGACATCCCTACGCATTTTAAGACATTAGCCGTCATGTTCAAGCAAATACCTAG